ATGGAAAGATAATTCCTGGAGGGTAATTTAATATGTCTCATTTATATGAACCATTCAAACCACAAGATGATGCATTTGGAAGATTAAGAACTTCTGAACCATTTACTCTTGGAGATTATAAGCACAGATATTCAATTGACCCAGATTTTATTGACTTAAAGTTTGGAGTTGGAGCGGGAGTTTCTTTCAATAGAAATCTTTCCTCCGCTATTATTAGTTCTGGCATTAGCACAAATGGATATGCGATACACCAAACAAAAAGGTATCACCACTACATGCCAGGAAAATCCCAACTAATTTTTAATTCTTTTAACTTCGGGGCACCTCAAACAAATGTTATTAAAAGAATTGGATATTTTGATAATAGTGATGGGATATTTTTAGAACAACAATCAAATGGGGTTCTTAACTTTGTAATAAGAAGTTCTTCTGGGGTTGGTAGTTCGGAACAAAGAATCCCTCAATCTCAATGGAATAAAGACCGATTAGACGGAAATGGTGTTTCTGGATATTCCTTAGATATAACAAAAACCCAGTTAAACTTTATTGATTTTGAATGGTTGGGCGTCGGTAGAGTTCGTTGTGGATTTAGTATTGAAGGAAAAAATATTATAGCGCACGAATTTTATACTTCTAATGAAGACGAAGTGGTTTATATGTCTAATCCTAATCTTCCAGTTAGAACGGAAATTCAAAATATAGGAACTCAAGTCGGAACTGGTGGATCTTTTTATCACATTTGTTCTTCTGTAATGAGCGAAGGTGGATATAATGAGGTCGGAAGAGAATTTTCTCATACAACAAATTTAAGAGCAGTTGGAGTTGGGACTACTGTTCCGGTCTTAGCAATTAAACTTAAAAACTCTTTTAAAGGATTTCCAAATAGAGCAACTGTTAGATTAGAGGATATTTCAGTTTTTAGTGTTGGGTCTAATATTAAGTATGAGGTTGTAAAAATAAAAAACTTTGAGGGGTTTGTGGCAACTGGAACCTGGGTTTCAGAAGATGATGAATCAGTAGTTGAGTATAATCAAACTGCCACTGGAATAACAACAGCAACTTATGAAGATTTTATGGGGGGATATGCGTCTGGTGAAAGTCAAAACATCAATAAACCAGTAGCAACATCATCAAATCTTCAAGCTGGCCCAACATCAAAGAAAAATTTTCTTACTCAAAATTTTGATTCTACGAACTCTGAAATATTTTCAGTAAGAGTTAGTAATTTAGGAACAGATTCTACAAGTGTTGGGGTTTCTTTAAGGTGGAGAGAAATATACTAATTCATAAATACTTAATAAAGAACTAAAACATAATGGCGCATAAACCTATTGGAAATGGTTCATCAATAGCAATTTCCTCCGGTTCAGCAACTACTTCTACTGCATTTCCTGTTTATTCAGATACTATAAGAGTAGTTGCCGTATCTGCAGGAAGTTTTGTTAAGGTTGATTATGAACCTACTGCTTCTCAAGTAGATTATTACGTTCCAGCAAATTCTGCAGCAACTCTCGCTATAACACCCGCATCACAACGAGTTGTTGGTGTTACTACTGGTGCTACAACTATTATTGACTTTCCTGCTGGAACCGGGTCTCCTTTTAGTCAAGGGGACTACGTTTCGCTGACTTCTTCATCACAGAATTATTATAATTTTACTCATAAAGAAGTTCTTTCTGTTAATAACTCTGCTGGGGTTGGTGGTTATTATTCAACCAGAATTGTTGTTAATACCAACACAAGTGGCATTGTAACCGCATTTGCTGATTATGGTGATTTGAGAAAATCATTAAAAGTAAGTGCTTATGGTACTGGTGCTGGAACTCTTTATTATCAACAAGTCCAAATTTCAGGAGACGCATAACCAATGAAACTAATCGTAGAAGAAGCAGAATCAGTAAGATATATTACTGAAGAAGTTAAAGGAAAGAAAACTCTCTTTATTGAGGGAAACTTCCTTATGGCAGACCAACCCAATCGTAACAATCGGGTTTATCCTCTTAATATCTTAAGGGAAGCAGTCAACAAATACAACGAATCATACATTAAACCTGGAAGAGCAGTTGGTGAACTTAATCATAATAGCGTCCCTGGTATTGATTTAACCAAGGTTTCTCATATTATTACCGAACTCAAAGAGAATAAAAACTACTTCTGGGGTAAGGCAAAAATCCTTAATACTCCTATGGGTAATATTGCTCAGGGTCTTATTAGTGAAGGTGTGGTGTTAGGTGTGTCCTCAAGAGCACTTGGTAGTCTAAGACAAACTAATGAGGGATACTCAGTAGTTGGTCCTGATTTGGTGATTAACTGCGTTGATATTGTCCACGACCCTTCGGTTGGTGCTGCTGCTTTTGTTAATGGAATTTATGAAGGCAAAGAATGGCTTTATGATTCCAAGAAACAAGAATACGTCGCTTATAACATAAAAAACAAAATTGAGAAAGACGTTGTAGCAAAAAGACTAACCGAAGAGCGGATGATTATGCATTTTGAGAATTATCTCAATATGCTTTGAACATAAATACATCAAAAGTAAAACTTTTCTAAATAATAATAGAATAATAATTAAAAGGTTTAAGGAGACTTTAAATGGCTCGTAAGCAACAATTAGATGAAATGGAAGCAAAAAATCCACAATCACGGACTGCGGTGAACCAAAATGCTAAGCCAGGTGAACCAATGCCTAAACTGACCACTGGTATTCCTGATGGTCAAACAGGTACTTGGGACGACCTTGGCGGACCCACCCCAGAAAATGCTCGCCCTGATGATGACAGCGCAAAACTTGATGACCCTGCTTCTACCGTACAACGAGTAGCAGACATCATCCGTGGTCGCAAAGGTTCTCAAGAGGGTGACGTTGCCATGCCCAAGATGGCGGTTGCCGAAGAGGAAGAATATGATGAAGATGATGACTACTTCACTGAAGAATCTTGTGATGATGATGAGGAAGAAAAGGGTGATGAAGATGAAAAAGAAACTCCTAAGTCTCATCGCAAAAAGATGAGCAAGAAAGAAGAGGAGAAAGAAGATGAAAAAGAAATGGATGAGGACTTTGACATTGACGACGATGTAAATGCCCTTGTCGAAGGTGAAGAACTGTCCGAAGAGTTCAAGGATAAGGCAAAAGTAATCTTTGAGGCTGCTCTTCGCTCCAAGGTCTCCGAAATCAAAGAAAATCTTGAGTATCAGTATAATGCTGCTCTTCGTGAAGAAGTTGCTGCTATTGCTGAAGAACTTCAAGAACGAGTTGATTCTTACTTAGAGTATGTTGCTGATGAATGGATGCAAGAGAATCAACTTGCCGTTACTCGTGGCATTAAAGAAGAACTCACCGAGTCCTTCCTTGTGAACCTTAAAAATCTTTTTGAACAACATTATGTGTCTATGCCTGATGAACGTTATGATGTCCTTGAGAATATGGTGAATAAACTAGATGAAATGGAAAATAAACTCAACGAGCAAATCGACAAAAATATCCAACTAAGCAAGCGTCTCTGTGAGGCAGTTGCTGATGGGATTTTTGATGATGTAGCTGATGGTCTTGCTGTCACTCAAAAAGAAAAGCTCGCTTCACTTGCTGAAAGTGTTGAGTTTGAAAGTGAAGAATCTTATCGTGAAAAACTAGAGACTTTAAGGGAAGCATACTTCCCCGCTGTGTATGTCTCTTCAATCGCTCGCCCTGAAGTACTAACCGAAGATACTACCGAAGTTGTTCCTGAATCTTATTCAGCATCAATGAACAAGTATCTCCAGGCTGCTTCAATGCTTGCTACAAATTGATTTTACTATTAAATCAAACCCAAACTTTTACAAATTCCTAAGAGGTAAAAACAATGTCTATGGTTCTAAACGAACAACAATTGCAGGAAAAGTGGGCGCCCCTTCTTAACTTTGACGGTCTTGACCCCATCAAAGATGCCCATCGCAGAAAAGTAACTGCTGTACTGCTTGAAAACCAAGAACAACATCTCCGCGAGACCCAATCATTCAATAATGGTCTCCTTCTTGAAACTCCCACTAATGCTGGCAATGCTGCTGGTGCTGGTGGTGGTTTCAGTGGTTCCGCCGATGCTGGCGGCCCCGTAGCTGGTTTCGACCCAATCCTAATCAGCCTTATTCGTCGCGCAATGCCTAACCTGGTTGCTTATGACCTGGCTGGCGTTCAGCCCCTAAGTGGTCCTACTGGTCTTATCTTCGCAATGCGTTCACGCCGCGATAGTCAGACTGGTGATGAGACCTTCTACAACGAAGTAGACACCTCATTCTCTGCTCAGAACAGCGGTCGTAGTCTTACTGCTGGTATTACTTCTGCTATTTCTGGTCTCGGTACTACTTCTGGTCAGCAAGGCACTAACCCTGGTCTACTTAACCCCACTGGTTCTGCCGACCAAGCTGCCTACAACGTAGGTCAAGGTATGGTGACTGGTGATGCTGAGAACCTCGGTAATGGTGATAATAACCAGTTCAACGAAATGGCTTTCTCAATCGAGAAAGTTCTTGTAGAAGCGAAGAGCCGCGCTCTCCGTGCCGAGTACACCCTTGAGCTTGCTCAAGACCTGAAAGCAATTCACGGTCTATCCGCTGAAGCTGAGCTTGCTAATATTCTGTCTACTGAAATTCTTGCCGAAATCAACCGCGAGGTTATTCGTACCATTTATAAAGTAGCAGAACAGGGTGCTGCAGTTAATACCGCCACTCCTGGTGTATTTGACCTTGACATCGACTCCAACGGTCGTTGGTCAGTTGAGAAGTTCAAAGGTCTTCTTTTCCAGAT